TTAGTTAAACAATGGCCACTTCACCCGCCCATTACACAAGAGGATCCATAGAAGTCTGGGACTTTATTCGGGATCAAGATCTTAATTACCACTTAGGCAATGCTATTAAATATATTTGCAGAGCCGGTTACAAAAGCCCTGAAACAAAGATTGAAGACCTTAAAAAGGCTATCCACTACCTTGAAAATGAACTCCAGCACACAACACTGCAGAAGCCAAAGCCTAAGCGATCAAGCGATTCAATTCCGCAACTCTTATGGGATTCAGAACTCATCGGAGAACCGGACTATGCAACTGGATTTGATTGATGAAGAATACCACGAATTTCGTAATGCATTCTACAATGAACCTTACGAAAACGAGCTGAAAGAACTTGCAGATCTTGTCTATGTTTGTTTTCAATATGCTGAGAATATGGAGTGGGATCTGGAGGAAGCGCTAGATCGTGTCCATCGAAGCAACATGTCTAAGCTGGGCTTGGACGGTGCACCTATCCGCCGTGCTGACGGCAAGGTCCTGAAGGGACCAAACTACCAACCACCTGTTTTGAACGATCTTATCAACCCATGACCGCATCTTATATTTCTCGCACGGGACGTGTCCAATCTTGGATCGATGACCCAACGTCCCGCCTACCGGTTTCGTGCACCGTGTTTGTTGTTGAAGACTCCATGGAGGGACCTGATGGAATTGAAGCAAGCTGGCGATTTGTATCACATGCTTTACGCTTCGGAGCAGGTTGCGCGGTTCACCTGTCGCGCCTGCGACCCAGAGGTGAAGAAAATGGAAAGGGATTGGTTGCATCTGGACCGGTCTCCTTTGCTAAAATTTATTCAACGCTAAATGAAATCCTTCGTCGCGGAGGTATCTACAAGAACGGCGCGGTGGTATGTCATCTTGACCTTAACCACCCTGATGCTCTTGAATTTATTACTACTCCTAGATCCGAACTACCGTGGGTTAAGCGCTGCATCAACATCACCGATGAGTGGTGGGAGAGGTGTACGTTTAAGGAAGAGCTTCTATTCGGGATTAAATCAGGTGACATTTGGCTCAACAAAGTAAAATATGACAACGAAGGAAAACGAATCCGAGGGAACGTCTGTCTTGAGGTTTACCTGCCCTCACGAGGTACCTGTCTACTCCAACATGTCTCTCTCGGTGCCTGTGAATTCGACGACATCCCTAATGCTTTTGCTGAAGGTATGTCCCAGCTGTGCGAGTTGCATGGTAAAACAGGTGTTGGAGAAAGCGGAGAGTATCTCCCAAGTGAAACTGACAGACAAGTGGGGCTCGGGATGCTCGGACTCGCCAACCTACTTCGTCGTTACGGAGTAACGTATGACCAATTTGGACGTGCGTTGGAACAATTCAACAAAGGAGAATCAGTACGGTCTGCAGCCTATGAACTTGTCACCCAAATTAACGCTGGCATTGAGCTTGCAGCCAGCATTGCTCGCGACGCTAAAATGGTTCGAGCCTTTGCTATTGCGCCCACTGCCTCCTGCAGTTATCGAAGCACAGATCTGGATGGCTATACTTGCACTCCAGAAATCGCTCCGCCTATCTCGCAGACGGTCGATCGCGACAGCGGTACTTTCGGAGTACAAACATACAACTATGGTGATGTAGAGATCGCCTCTAAGGTGGGCTGGGAAGCCTACAAACGTGTTGCCGATGGCATCATGACTCTACTTAACAAGACTGGACTTCTACATGGTTACAGCTTCAACTCGTGGTCCGATGTGGTCACGTATGATGAAGCATTTATCCAGGAGTGGCTTGAATCGCCCCAGACTTCTCTTTATTATAGTCTTCAAGTAATGGGAGACGTTCAAGATAAGTCAAGTGCATATGCCGCTTTGGATGACGAAGACGTTGACAAGTATCTTGAATCGCTCTTTTACGATGAGGACACACCTGAACCTCAATGTGATTGTGCAGAATAGTGAAACTATGTAAATGTAAACAACCTATCGCAAAGGGTTCAAAGACTAGATGCAAAGATTGTGATTCTGAATACAAATGGTTTTACAATCAAAAGAAACGGTTTGGTCTTGAGCGAGAAGATCTTGAATTGATGTTCTTGGAACAGGATGGGTGTTGTGCAATTTGTCATGCACCTTTTCTGACAGACCGACCGCGTGTTGATCATAATCACGAGACAAATGAGGTTCGTGGTCTTCTTTGTCATCACTGTAATACGGCGCTCGGTCTATTCAAAGACAGCACTGAAACTTTAACCAATGCTATTTCTTACCTCAAAAAATGAACCCTTACGAAAAACTAATGGCGCGGAAGCGCAAATGGACACCAGTCCAGACAACAGCAGGCGAGTGCAAAGCGGGAGCCGAAGAAGCAATCCACCGCGCACTCGCATTGCGTCATATGGAACTTCCCGTTGGAGATTTTATCACTGATGCCCTCAATAGTGAAGTACCAACGTTGGCCCGTGAAATATTGGAATCCAACGTTAAAGATGAAAAAAACCATGACATCGCACTTGGTTACATCGCCAATGCTTACGGTGTTGATCCGCAAGCTGAGAAGGAAGCCCTTAGGCTTAGGACCGCTTGGGAGGCACATCCAGATCACACGATCACGAAAGCCATGGTCGCTGAGCGTGCGATTTTCTTCGTTCTTTTACCATTCTTCCGCTTTAATGGTGACGCTGGGATGAGAACTGTTTCCGCTGATATTAGTCGAGATGAACAAATTCATGTGGCTACCAATAGTCTGGTTCATACTGAGCTGGGGTATAACATCAGTCCTTCTCTTGATAAACTCAGGAAGGCAACTATCAATTGGGTAATGCAACCACTAGGTATTAATACTACCGATAAATATTTAGACAAAAAATTTTGGCTGGATTCTAGCGACCGGCTGATGTATGAGGGTAAAGCCCCAGAATTGTCTGCAACTAAATCAGCTAGAATGCCAGCGTTCTTCGAGCACAGTAATGTCAACCTCCCCCAATATGCTTGAGGTTCTTGGGATGAATTCCCGAGGACTTATTTATGCATTAGAAGAATCCTTTCCACCTACCAACCCTACACCTGACGATACAATGGAAAAAATTATGTACCGATCCGGTCAACGTAGTGTCGTTGAATGGGTCATTAAATATATGGAGGAAAATTAATGTCTAAGAAGAAGAAGAAGGCAAAACAAAATAAGTTTATTGCTAAGATCAGCCGCGACGGTAAGATCAGCAAGAAGGAAGCTAAACAGGCTACTAAAAGAGGTATTAGCTTAGCTAAAATTGAACGTAACAGCCTCCGAAGTTTCCGTGATGAACAAAAAGATTATCAAAATAAAGATCCAGGACGTCGAGGAGATGCACCTACTTATACACCACTGTTGATTTCAAGGGGTGCAAACAGAATTTTCAATCCCACAAAGAGTCAAACTACATCAACATCAAAGCCAAAGCCAAAACCAGATCCAAAGCCTACGACACCTACGACACCTACGACACCGTATTCAGAAGAAATTGATACAAAGACAAATAATTTACAAGAACAGTTAAAAACCCTAACAGATAAATACACCAGCACAACTGGTCAGTTATCAACCATTCAAGGAGCATTACAAGAACAAAAGGAAACTGCTGCCGCTGCTGCATTGGACGCTGAGAAACGGTACAAAGCAATGCAAAAAGCAGCCCGACAAGCTGCTAATAAGGCTCAGAACAGGTTTAATAAGGCTCAGAGTAGGTATGAAGCACAGAGTGCAGCTTCTGCAGCAGCATTTAATGAACAAATGGCTGCACGAGAGGAAAACTTTAATCAGGCTTTAAGTGCCCAAGCGGCTCAATTTGAAGAACAGATGAGGCTTGAAATGGAACAAAGAGCACTTGGTGAAAGAACCTTTATGGCTAATCAGTTGAGAGCTTCAGCTGCTGATCCAAGTGTTAAACTTGGTACACCCAGCGTTAGTGGTGCAGCGTATGGGACAAATCTATTCAAACGCAGGAAAGATTTTCTGTCTACTGTGTTCCAAGGTATTCAACCTACTATGGCAGCAACAATTGGAGGAATTAACATTTAATGACTGCTAGATCTCGATATGATGCATTGTCTTCGAGCCGTTCACAGTTTCTAAATACTGCTAGACAAGCAGCTAATCTAACTTTACCTTATCTTATCAGGGAAGATGAGCACACAACTAAGAGTGCTCTTAAACTCACAACACCATGGCAATCAGTAGGGGCTAAAGGTGTGGTGACGCTTGCAAGTAAATTAATGCTTGCACTGCTACCGCCACAAACCAGCTTTTTTAAATTGCAGGTTAACGATATTAATCTCCCTCAAGAACTTGGTCCTAATGTTAGATCTGAACTTGACTTGTCGTTTGCTAAAGTTGAACGCACTATCATGGAATCCATTGCGGAATCCGGTGACCGTGTTGCTGTTCACCAAGCATTAAAGCATCTTGTAGTAGCTGGAAATGCCCTGATCTTTATGAGTAGAGATGGGCTTAAGCTTTATCCATTGTCTCGCTACGTGGTGGATAGAGATGGTAACGGTAATGTTATTGAAATCGTAACAAAGGAGACAATCTCTAAAAAAATTGTCAAAAAAATTTATCCAGATTTCAAGGACGAAGGTGTTGTTGCTAACCTAGACGAACCAAATGATGAATGTGTTATTTATACGCACATCAAACGTGACAACAACAGAATGGTATGGCACCAAGAGTTGTACGACAAGATCCTACCCAAGTCTATGGGCAAGGCGCCTCTTGACGCTAACCCCTGGCTTGTGCTACGATTTAACCACGTAGACGGAGAGGTCTACGGACGTGGTAGAGTGGAAGAGTTCATTGGTGATTTGAAGTCACTTGAAGCTCTGTCACAAGCCATCGTTGAAGGGTCTGCAGCAGCTGCTAAGGTAGTGTTTACTGTCAGCCCAAGCTCCACTACCAAACCTCAGACACTTGCTAATGCAGGTAATGGTGCGATCATCCAAGGTCGTCCTGATGACATTGGTGTGGTGCAGGTTGGTAAGACAGCTGACTTCTCCACTGCGTATCAGATGATTGGATCATTGACCCAACGTCTGAACGAAGCGTTCTTAATCCTCAATGTGAGGGACAGTGAACGCACTACAGCTGAAGAGGTCAGGATGACACAACTTGAACTTGAACAACAACTTGGAGGACTTTTCTCCTTGTTGACTGTTGAGTTCCTTGTGCCATATCTCAACCGTAAACTTAACATTGCACAAAAAACAGGTGACATCCCACGTTTACCTAAAGGTGATGTAGTCCGACCAACAATTGTTGCAGGTATCAATGCCCTTGGCCGTGGTCAAGACCGTGAAGCGCTTGCACAGTTCCTTACTGTCATCGCTCAGACTATGGGTCCAGATGCTATTTCTCAATACATCAACCCCAATGAAGTCATTAAACGTTTGGCAGCATCTTCCGGTATCGATGTACTCAACCTTGTGAAGAGTATGCAAGAGCTGCAGGCTGAACAACAACAGCAACTGGCTCAGCAGCAACAGATGATGGCAATGCAACAAGCACCTCAGATGGCAGCTGTTGATCAAAAGGCAGCACAAGCTGAGATGCAAATGCAGCAACAGATGCTACAACAAGAACAACCACCTATCCCCCAATAATGAATGGCTGAAACATTTACAATGAATGAGGCTCCTGCTAATCCTGAGATTCTAAATTCGGATGAACAGGAGTCTCTTGCGATTGCTGAGTCTCTTGAGCAAGGAGAACAACCACTACTGGCTGGTAAGTTTAAAGACCCACAAGCTCTTGAACAGGCTTATGTAGAACTTCAGAAAAAACTTGGAGAACCACGTGATGAGGTACAAGCCTCCGAAGACGAGGGTGAGCCAGCAGAGGACGAGCCAGAAGCAGAAGAAGCAGAAGAAGCAGATTCAGAAACCCTCTCCGAAGAACAAGCTGAAATGCTGATGGACATGGTAGGTGGTGAAAAAGCCTACAAGTCTATGCTAGATTGGGCAGCACAAAACTTCTCTAAAGAAGAGATTGAGATGTATGATGGTGTGATGAGTTCTGGTAACGCTAACGCTATCTACTATGCTATCCAAGCTCTGCAAGCACGCTATACCGACTCTGTCGGCTCTGATGGTCAGACGCTTACAGGGCGTGGCGCAGCCGACACAGATGATTCTTTTAAGAGTCAGGCTGAACTGGTTGCTGCCATGAGTGATCCACGTTATGATCGCGACCCGGCGTACAGGGCAGACCTGATGCGCCGTCTTGAAAACTCTGATGTTCAATTCTGATGACTACTGTCACTGAAGAACGGGGTCGTCTGAACCTCTATGCAATCGAACCACCTATGACTATTATGGACGTAACTGAAACCCACAATGAAAAGGCTGAGAAGCTTAATGGTCGTCTTGCTATGCTTGGCGTCATGGCGGCTCTTGGTGCTTATGCAATCACTGGACAAATTATCCCTGGTATTTGGTAATGATCGGAACGGCAATCTCAGCAGCCGCAGCAGCTGCATATA